ATTGGTATCTTGATGGTAAAGAATTGACCGAATCACAATGGCTTGAAGCGGTCAAGCCCAAAGTGACTAGTTGTGTCGGAAAGGTGGTTGAAGTTGACGGCGTGAAATATCGGTTGATTGCTGCTTGACTACTTGTAAACTAGCGGTAAAGTCATGAAATATGAAACCAAATCAAAGTGGAATTTATGAGTGGTTTGAGGAAGACGGAACCAAACGACTTGTGGAAGTTGTGGACGTATGCAAGGGACTGTTTCCACCGTATTTGAGAGTGTATTGGTGGGGTAGCTACTACAATATAAATGATGAACGTGATGCTGAACATCCAGAATACGACGAAATGATGAAAGCTGATTGGCATCTGGGGCGTTGGGGAAATCGGGTGGCAGACAATCATGGTTTGCCAGAAGATATGTTGTATCTGATGCCCACCAAAGAACAAAGAACAAAATATTTTAATTAGTCTGTTATCGTCAACTACCCCTAGGCTAAAGCCGAAGGGGTTTCCTTCCTCCAAGAATATGAAAATCTGGAAAATTGAAGCGTACATTGAATCTGAGGATAATGTGTCAAAAAAAGACATAGTTTCTGCTATTTATACAAATTTTAACCGAGGTGAAGGATTTTATATGGATACCGACGATAAATTTAAGTTGAAGGTGATCAAAAAAGTAAAAGATTCAGAATTTGAACTCTAAAAACTAATATGCCGTTACCAGATCCAAAAGACAGAATACTGATGTTTACCAGTGGAGTAGATTTAGCAACTATAGGAATATTGTCAAAATCTATCATTGAAATAAACCACAGTGATGCTACAAATACTAAATTATATGCATTGAATGATACAGTGTATACGCCACCACCCATTCAGATTTATATTGATAGTTACGGCGGACATGTATATCAATGTTTGGGATTGATGGGCATCATGGAAAATAGTAAAACACCGATTCATACAACCGTCACCGGCTGTGCAATGAGTTGTGGCTTTATGATTGCAATTACGGGTCATAAACGACTGGCGTACAAAACATCCACCTTCATGTATCATCAAATAAGTACCATAAAATTGGGTAAGTTGAAAGAAATTGAAGACGATATCATTGAAGCCAAACGCTTGCAAAAAGTTATAGAGCAACATACACTGAGACACACGAAGATTACTCAGACAAAACTCAAAGAAAATTACGAAACCAAAACTGATTGGTTTATGAATTCACCGCAAGCTTTAGCCAATGGAGTAATAGACGAAATTATTTAATTTATATGAGCATGGATTCCAAAGAATTTTGCAATTATGTGAAACAAATGGAGAAACAACATCTTTCCAGTAATCAAAAAGATATTAGAATTTGGTATAGCATCATTGAAAAGAAAACTGAAAATAGAATCATGCCTTATAGGTATGGCGGATTACATTTTGGCTTTCAAGAAAGAAATGATGAACATACAGTAACTTTAATTAAAAATTATAAAATCACATATAACTCCAATAAAGCTGGAAATCAATTGTATTTCTTTTCTAATATGGTGTCAAAATTAGACAATAGAATCAGACAGTTGATTGCCTCGGGAGAATTGCAAATAAAACGGAGTTGAATCAAAAATCTCTTGACTTTCTACAAAACTACGGTACTATAAATCTATGACAATCTACACTGTAAAAGTTGACGACCACGGCACCAAGCATTGGTATCAGAACAACAAGCTACATCGCATTGATGGACCTGCCTATGAAGATGCTAGTGGCACCAAGTGTTGGTATCACGACAACAAGCGACATCGTGTTGATGGACCTGCCATTGAAGGTTACGATGGAAGCAAGCATTGGTATCACGACGGCAAGCTGCATCGTGTTGATGGACCTGCCTATGAAGATGCTAGTGGCAGCAAAGAATGGTATCTTGACGGCAAGCGACATCGTGTTGATGGACCTGCGCATGAATATGCTGATGGCAGCAAGCATTGGTATCTTGATGGTAAAGAATTGACCGAATCACAATGGCTTGAAGCGGTCAAACCCAAAGTTGCCAGTTGTGTCGGAAAGATGGTTGAAGTGGATGGAGTGAAATACAAGCTAGTTGCTGCTTGACTACTTGTAAACCCGTGGTACTATAAATCTATGATAATCTACACTGTAAAAGTTTACGACAACGGCGACAAGCATTGGTATGTTGACAACAAGCTGCATCGTGTTGATGGACCTGCCATTGAATGGACTGATGGCCAAAAGCATTGGTATGTTGACAACAAGCTGCATCGTGTTGATGGACCTGCCATTGAATATGCTGATGGCACCAAGATTTGGTATCACGACAACAAGCGACATCGTGTTGATGGACCTGCTGTTGAAGGTTCCGATGGAAGCAAGCATTGGTATCACGACGGCAAAGAATTGACACACTCACAGTGGAAGCAGGCAGTCAAGCCTAAACCTAGTTGTGTTGGCAAGATTGTGGAAGTTGACGGCGTGAAATACAAGCTAGTCGCTGCTTGACTTTCTACAAAACATTGGTAAGATCCGGTTATGCCTCAACGCATTGAAAAATGGGAAGCTGGTCAGTTTACTGTCGTCAAATTCAATCCTTATTTTTTCAAAGTTACCAATTGGATTTTGAAACTTCTACCCACGTCAATTCGTCATTATAGACGCAATTGGAACTACGTTAGATTTTTTGGAATGTAATTTTACTTGACTTGTTGTAAATCTGTGGTAAAGTAATTGTGTCAACAACACCTACCCTAAAGGGATAGGTGCTTGAACGGCCCCGAAGAGCGGGGACTTATATTCATTTGGCGAATTGACTGTCGCCTGCCCATAAGTCAGATTTGTTGTCTGTGATATGGGATGTTTGGATAATTTAGCAATGTTAATTGCTGCGTTTATATCCGCATCGTATATCATTCCATTAACTTTAGAGTAAAATCTACAACCTCTTCTCTCACCTTCAACTTTACCTGTTATGGAATCGGTTTTAGATGTATTGTAAGGGCAAACAAGCAGAACAGTCTTACCTTGGTTCTGTGCCTTATAGGTTATTACTCTACGGAGTTCATATAACGGAACTTGTGATATACTTCTTTTGTTTTGATATTTGTTTTTCTTTACTTTTATTGACTTGAGATTTTCTAAACAAATTATATCTGCTTCTGTTTTTAGAATTTCATTAGAAATTAAATGGGTTTGATTTTTGTTTTGATTGTGTTCTTTTCTTCTCAAAGAATATCTCAATTTTTTACGAGAAGATTTTGTTCCATTGGATTTGAGGATGTCTTTTTGATGTCTCAACCTTCGTTTTCGTTCATTGAAACTTTTATCAATAATCAATTTTCCTTCGCTGGTAGCAGCAGATCTACGAATTCCCAAATCAACTCCGATTGCTAATCTCGGTTTTTGTTGAGGTTGTTTGTTTTCAAATGAAAATGAGATATAGACTTCTTTGTTGTCAACGTATATTAGTGGATCGCAATATTGGTATTTATCCAACAATTCTTTTAATTTTGGATATACTACAAATTTGAAAGATTGCCGTTTACCAGTAGTAGTGAGGCGAATTGCATATTTATCGGTTTTATCTTTGGAGTAGAGTCTTTTATCCAAACGCATAGAGAGATTTTTCTTCTCAATTGGTTTCTTTATTTTATGTTTATTTGATTTTATACTTCTATACGAAGACAAACAATCATGTTCTCCTCTGATTATTACTTGGGACGGAATTTCGGGATTTAATTTTCTAACGGCAGTGTAAACTTTTGAATGTAGGACTACGAGCGAATTTTTCTTTTCAGTAAATTGTTCTTTAGATGCAAAATTAAATACGAATTGTTGATACTCTAGGAGTTTTGTCAACTCCGTAGTATCACCCAACAATTTTGTATTGAATGTAATCACGTTAATATATATCGTAGGATTTCACAAAAATCAAAAAAAAGTTAAAAAAGGTGAAAATATTTTTGTGGTTGACAAATTGAGGTGGTTGTGTTAAGATAATTAAATGGTCGGAATTCCTCCTCTTGGCTAAAGCCGAAGAGGTTTCCTTCCTCCAAAAATATGAAGATTGACATTGAAAAAGATATTGATCGTGAATCATTTATGGTTCATGAGCATATTATTAATGGTGAGGTTGTCACGTTGGTACAGCCAAAATCCATAGGCGCAAAATGGACTAAAGATAATTTACACTTTCGTTCAAGTGTGTGGAATTATGATGGTGAATTGATCAGTGCATCATTTCCAAAATTCTTTAACTGGGGTGAACAACCAGATTTGTCTCCGGTTCCTACTTCATTGAAGAAATGCACCATTGTCAATAAGTTGGACGGCTCAACATTAATCGTAAGTAAGTATAAGGGTCAATATATTCTACGTACCCGTGGAACTGTTGATGCTTCTACTATGGCTAATGGTGATGAACTAGAAATCTTTAAGAACACAATTCTAAAGAAACTTGAAAATTTACCAGTTGATTTGAACAATAGTTGGGAATATTCAATTTTATTTGAATGGATGTCACCCCGCAATGTCATTGTGCTGCGGTATTCAAATGAACCGGAATGGCAGTTAGTTGGTACAATAAATCATAGTGATTATAGTCTGTTTACTCAACTGGAATTGGATCAAGACGCCGAGCACTTTGATTTGAAACGTCCTGAAAAGTTCACTTTCACTGATATAACAGATATGTTACAAAATGTAGATAAGTGGCAGGATAAAGAAGGTGTCTGTTTGTATAGTAAAAATGGTCAGACTATTCACAAAATTAAAGCAGCTAAATATCTCCTGTTACATCATCTAAAGTCGGAACTAAGTTCAACAGAAAAAGTAATGGACGTGTGGCTAGAACAAGGTATGCCTGACTACACCACTTTTTATAACTATATTGTTACCACCTTTGATTTTGAATTGGCAGAGCAGTGCAAAGGTATGATCAGCCGTATTGTTGATGCCAAGAAGGAAGTCAACAAGATTGTGGATGGTATGAATAATTTTGTGAATAACAGACTTTGTTCATTGCCGTCACGAAAAGAACAAGCACAATTGGTTATATCATCATACGGTGAAACAAACAGAGCAGCTTTTGTGTTCAAAATTTTGGATGGTAAGTCATTGGGCAAGGAAGAATATAAAAAGTTGTTATTCCAAGTTCTAAAGAATTAAACAAAAAACCCCACTAAATTAATAGTGGGGTTTTTATTGATTTAGATTAAACAGACTTACTTAGACTTAGTAGTGCCTGTTTCACTGTCATCACCTGATGAAAATTGCCAGTTTGCTCTTGGATTGAATTTCTTCATCCATGCTTTAACAATCGCAGATTTAGTAATTTCTCGTATGAAGAAGTTGATTGGTACTCCATCTTCACCTTTGGTTGCTTGTTGAACATAATCATCAAAAGCAGTCATTAAAGAATTGGTATCAATGACTTGATTATTATCATTTTCAATAACACCCAAGTTAGAAACGACATTGGTTATATAACTATTGTTTAATTCAATGTACTGACTACCAACTTTAGCGTCAGATGCGGAAGATCCAATTGTCTTAACAGTTGAATCAGTTGCGCCTTGAATAGCAGACAATTGACTCATCACTTCTTTTGCATCTGGTTTTAATGTATTAACCGTTGTTTTTATAAGATTGCTTTTAATACTAGGAATAAGTCCCATTGTAATTAAAGAACAATGTGATGTCACATTTGTTGTGCTAAACATTTTTTTGACATTATCACTAACATCTTTGGTAATACCAAACTTACCTTCATAATCCGCAAACCATCCACCATATTCAAATGACGCATTTGCAGCTTTGGTTGACGCATTTGAATTTTGGGTAGAATCAGTGCTTTCGTGTTGTTCAAAGTGAACCAGACCAACAAAAGAACTTCCTATAGTTTTGCCTGACAATATATGTAGTTTATTCTTATTGTCCACATTTATTAATGCAGCCATTGCAGTGGGATCACTG